CCCCACCACTATTATAATCCCATGAGTCTGTTTGGTTTCCGTTGGATAGCCGCAGAAAGTTGTTGTAGATGTATTGATCTCCGCTAACCTTACCACTTAGATCAAAGTGGAACAACTCAACATCAACGTCAATAGAATTATACTCGTTTGCAATAAACTCAGTAACCTCTTCTTCTGGTGGCTTTTGGCCGGATGGTAATTGGTCTATTTTTACATTTGATAAAACCGTTTTTGTTGATACACCATAGGAGTCAGCGTTTAATGAGAACGTGACTTTATCGTTATCGTATTTATAAACAGCCCTGTTAACCCAATAAACTATATTCGAGTCATTAACCCCAACATCAGGTTTAAACAGTGATCCCTCATCCTCTAAATCAGAAAGTCTACCACTTGTTATTTGCGCTGCTCTTTCTGTTAGTTCAAAAAATATTAATGAGCAATCTTTACTATTTGGTTCGTTTCTTACAACAATTCTAGCACCAGGAACTAAACCCGTAATAGGGATTCCTTTTACTGTTGTTTTTATCTCTGACCAATTATTCGTTGTTACAAAGTCGGCATGAAATACAGAGGGCCAATACAGCTTAAATTCATATTCACCATCAATAAAGGTTGGAGGGCCATCTATATCTAACTTTAAAGTAGTCCCACCTAAAGATGTTTTAAATTCTTGATTCTCTAATATTTCTTCGGAAGTCCATCCGCCAGACCTGTTATAGTAATAATCACCAACCTTTAAACTCCAAAATATAGAATAATAAGGTATGTTAGGAGAAAGAGCATCTGTTAATATTCTTTTCTCACCAAACACATTCAGATTAGACAGTGTAAGCCTCTCTATGCCTCTTAGTGAAACATCTAAATCTGCGCTTATTGAAATCCTATCAGATGGATTAATTTCTATACTTCCTGTTTTTTTCCAATAGCTAAACGAACTTTCTCTTGGCACTGAAACACTCCACTCTCTATCCCCAGATCGATCTTGCCTCTTATTGGAGTAAACGCTTTGAGAACCAATACCATCTGATTCATTACCTATGTGGTAGTCCCACCCAGACCAAGCTAAATCCTTTTCACTTCCAGCGAATCCATAAAGGTTTTTATTGTAATCAAGTGTTAAAACAACATTCCTGTAAGTAGGCGTGTAACTTAATGTTACATTGTTTTTATACCTATATCTATCGGTAGCGGTAGGTGTCCCAAAATCTATTCTAGGTGTCCAAGAACTATTAGTTGGACTATCCCAATTAGATGGATCGTTATCGTATTCAACATAACTAACAGATGTTGCTTCTAACTCTTCCTTTCTTATTATGTACCAATACCCCTCCCAAAACAAAAGAAATGCCCCATAAGGTTTAAGTATAGCCTCAATAACTTCTTTACAGTTCATTGGGTTGTCACCGTCTTTATTATAACAAGTCGTATCTATAAATGTTTGTAATAAAGGTGTATCTGTTGATGCTGAGTCTTGTGAGTTCTCAAATAAATTACAAGCTACTCTATACCCGTTAAACGGAACTCTTAGTTTGGTTAAACAAAGGTGTATTATGTATAATTGATTAAACTTTCCTTTTATTGGTGACTCCTCATAAAATCCAGTGGTCAATAAGGTGTCTTGACCGTTTCCAAACAACCACGCAAATGAATACGGATTATAACTAGTTGTGGATTTCCAATATCTATTTACAAAGTCATGCTTATCTAAATCCCCTATTCTATCATTCGCACTAAAAGTAGATATGTAAGACGGAGATGTGTATTGCTCACTAAAAGTTTCAGGTGTTAAAAACCCCTGCCAAACCAGATTGCTTCCAGCTTCATCATCAAAGAACTTAATTAAATACTTTGTATCATCCGCTTCTGCTATGTCCTGCCATTGCCTAAACGTGGATGATACTATTTCTATATCAGCTTGCGTTTCAAATAGATGTAGGTCAAACAGTTCCGTGCCCTGCCCGTTTGTTCTTATAGTTATCGGGCTTTCGCCAAAGTTTGTTATCTCGCTTGCAGAACTAGCGTAATCTCTTTCGTGTATTTCAACCCTGTAAGTATTACCCTCTAGGTCATCGAAGTTATAATAGTATTTCTCCCCGTAAGTCGCTGAGTTAGTTTTATCCTTTTCAAATACAAAAACAAAACCATAGAACTCTTTACCAACGCTATCTACTATTTTATAGTCAACCTTCCCAGACCTTATAGATGATACGGTAGCCTCAAAATCCCAAAGAGAATTTCCGTCAGTTACCGCAGTTGATATATCATAATTCTTACCGCCAACTTCTAACTTAAACGGTGGGTATGTTCCTGAAACATAGAATATAGCTGCACCATCAGATGTTACAGAATCAGTTGCTGGTGTTGCCATTATAGCCGTACCCTCTAAAACACTATTCCCAACGGCTGGCAATCCAATCCTAGACCTCTTAGAAAAATACGGCCAACTATTTGTAAACTCAAAGAAATATTCGGTAGACTGATCATCACTTAGGTATGTATATCCTGAGTAGAATACAGGATTGTTTGGCGTGATAGCAGAAGAATAACCCTTAGCTAAAGTTTCACCATTCAGCAAGACTAACCACTGGTCATCAAAAGCCGCATTCCTACTATCATAGTCGAAGTAAACCTCGTATGTTTCCTCAAATTCGTCAGAAATATGACAAGTCCCTATGTAATGATAAGTAGCCACCCTATATTGTTCTCCTTGTGTTTCTTTGTCTTAAATACCCCTCTAACTGATTACCCGTTAGTGTTAGCTTTATTGGTTCAAACTCTAATGTTTGTCCTGTTTGTGTTCCTCTAAATCCACCGCCTCGACCTCCGTAAGCTCCACCGCCTCCACCTCTACTTCCCCCAAGTTTATTAGCGGATGATGATAATGCAGCACCAGCCGCAACCAAAGCTGTACCAGCCGCAACAGCTAAAGCAGGATTAGATAATGCCCAAGATTTAATTGCCAACTTAAACTTCTCTAACGATATACCATAAGCAATCATAGCCGCACCAATCTCCTGCATACCACGACCAAGAACCTTCTTCATGGCATCAAATATGTTTCCACCCGTTCCAATAGCCTGACCAATACCAACAAACATTCCCTCAATAGTTGACTCTAATATTTGAGCTATTTCATCCATTTGTTGTTTCTTTTTTTCAACAAATTCCTTAGCTTCTTCTTCTGGAAAAGGGTCAACTGCATCAAACAAAGAGTCAACAGGTTTGTTCTGATCTTCAAAACTCGTTCCAAGCCCAAGAACCTCTCTCATTAAACTCATCCTATCCTCAAAAGAATTGAAGTCTGTTTTTATTTTTGAAAGACCATCCTCTAGTCTTTTATTATAAAACAATTGCCTCTCTAATTCCTCAGTTTCTTTTTTAAATAAATCAAACCTTTCTTTTAGTTTTTCATTATCAATATTATCCAATTCACCCCTTGCCGCCTTTATGAATGAGACAAGTTTATCAGCCTCTTGCAATGTCATCCCCTTACCAATAAAAATCTCAGTAAGTTGCATTTCACTAAGGTCCGTGTTTGCGTAAATTTTAGCTAATTCCTTTTGAAATGCGTTTAAATTTTCAGAAGTAGCGTTTACGTCTTGTGCTATTCTTTGTTTAGCATCGTTTACTTGTTCTGCTAACTTGGGGAATACTGTAATTATATGTCCAGGACTTTGAAACGCTTGAATGACAACTGCAGGGTCAATTAATCCCATGTTCATTCCTTCGAGAACCGTGAAGAAATTTGAGAACATAGATAATGAGGACTTTAAGGAATTTGCAATAATGCCATCTCCGTCTTCAACAGACTCTAACCAAGAAATCCATGAGTTTTTAGCTCTTTCAAAAGCGGAAACAAGGGTGTCAACCTTTTTTACTTGGTCAGCACCAACAGCTTTTTCATACTCTTTAGCAAAGTTGGGTAATACCTCATCAGCCATTACGCCACCAGTTTTAAGCATCTTATCTAATTGCGCTGTTGTAACACCCATAGACTTAGCCATAATAACAAACGCACCGGGTAGTCTGTCACCCAATTGCCCACGAAGTTCCTCGGCTTGAACTTTATTTTTGCTTAAAATTTGCTCTAATGCCTTTAAAACGCCCTCTGTGTCAGATGCAGACAGTCCTAATACAGATGCACTTTTCGTCATCTTATTAAATATCTCATCTAACTCTCTTGTTGCTAAAGTTGATGACTTAGATGCGGCATAAAACCTAACGTAAGACTTTGTTAAGTCAAGTATGTTAACTCCAAATTCTTCCGCAGAAACAGCCAACATGGTTTTAGCTCTTTCATACTCTAAAGACGTTCCTGTTATTGCCTTTAATGCCCTGTTTGATTGATCTATCTTTTTAACCAAATCTAGTTGCGCTCGGCCAAACTCTATAATAGCAGTTACGGCAAACATTCCCGCTAGGTGATTTTTGATTTGAGAACCCATTTTAGCAAACCTCGTCTCAGTTCTAGCCAAACGCTTTTCTGCGGTTGCCAACTTTCTTTCAAGTTTAGCTATCTTTAATTCAAGGTTTAATACTACCGTTCCACTAGCCATTATTTAATCTGCTTTAATTTTCTATCCCTCGCTCTATTACCAGCTTTTATTGCAGCCTCTTTTACATACTTAGCCCACTCTCTTTGTATTTGGGTTTCTAACTTAACCTCTGCTAATTCCATCCAATTACCCATAGGTCGCATAATACCCGTACTCTTTCCGCTTTTATGGTGTCTAACACCCGTCTTATAGCTACCCTTGGCTAATAAAGCCGCATAGCCCTGTGCGTTCCACCTAACAACAGTATTCTTTGAAAACCCAATGGGTATTGCAACACCCTTTCTCATTCTCATCCTCGCCCCGAAAGCATCCTTTGTTTTGTCTGGATTTCTTTTCTTTGGATAAGAATCAATCACCTTAGATAAGAACAGTAATTTACTGAAACCAAGCCTCTTATCTGGATTACTTCTCATCCTAGCCCGCATTAACTGACTAGCATAAGCTCTAGGTAATCCATTAAGAGTTTTCTTAGCTGCGTTATTAATCATGGATCGCTCCTTTCTGAATTCATCACCAAATGCAGCCAACATCATTCTGGCTACTTTTGGTATGTCATCAAAATTTGCGCTCCTAGCCATTTATCTTCTCGTAAAGTTTTAACCTATCTTCTTTCTTACTAGGCACTTTAGACTTCTTGTTCCAGTCGGGCCAATAAGTGTCTATCTCTTTCGGTTTAGACTTAGAAAACATAAATGAATTACAGTACAGGTCATAAGAAATCCTACGCATACCATACCAAAACTCATCCGAATGTCTGTTTTCTTGTTCTAAATACCCCTCATGAGCTAATGAAACCTCATAAGGAGTCATAATTAACCAATCACTCTTAGGAATACGGAGAATACCAAAGGCCACCTTCTTAAAGTAATCCAACCCGACTCGGCCCTCGGCATCTCCACTTACTTTTTTTCGCTATCTTCTGGGTCTAATTCCTTTGCGGCATCTGGCCCCAAAACAGCGATCATGTATTCCTCTATTAGTGGAACAGCAACACCAAGATTTAAGTAATCGTGAACTACTTTCTTGTCAACTTTACCTTCTGCTTCCTCAATAGCTAAACCAACCATTACCTTTAATTGCTTAAAGTTTCGTTGGTCAAACTGAAAGGCATTAACACCGCTTTCGTCCTCAAACTTTTCAAGGACATTGTTGTTAATCTTTACTTTGTATTCTTTGTCGAGTTGGATTTTTCTCATTCTATTATGTGTTTTGTACTACTGTTAATGCACCAGTTCCCTCAATAGTAAATGAACCTGTTGCCACATCTTCCATTGGGAAGTTTCCACTTACAGATGATAAGTAACCGCTTCCTGTGTACTTTCTTTGAGAAGTTCCAGCATCATCAACCCTTACAGCTACCAATGTTCTATTGTTTACCAATGTGATAAAATCATCAATATCATAGTTAACATCAGACGTGCTATCAAGGAAGTCCCCTGAAACAGTCCAAGATCGTGTACCTGGGATTATTTGTCTATTGCCACTAGAGTCTTTGCTAGTAACCTCAATCATATCAGCACTTATATCCAATGTGCATCCCGTAGAGTTTGCTACAAGTGTTCCATCGACATAAACGCCTATTGTAGTTCCGTTATATACTGCCATTTTTGTTTATTTTAAATTTATTGCTTAGTTCCTGCCGCTTTCTCCACATGATCCATATCTATCCAGTTTAAAAAGTCAGCTAAGTATTTTCCTGTTTTTGTTAGTGTTCCGTTGTACTTGTTTATTCCAAGTGCCTTGCTTATGGTTTCAACTTTTCCGAATTGGTATCTATTAGCTACAAATGTGTCTTTTGATAGAACCTTGGTTAACAAATAACCAAACAACACATTACACATTATATCTATCGAGATTGCTAACCCTAGCGCAACATCATTCAGGTATTTAAACACGCCCTTAAACCTCAGTTTGTAAACAACTAAAGCAAATGAAGATGGGGCTACTAGAATCAATCCGAAGTTGAAAGAAACTAAGGCTACTATTAGTAGAATAAACCCTCTTGTATATTTTAGAACCTTACGCATTTAACATTAATTCATATCGTTGTGTAATCAGCCAATAGTGAATGTTTTCTTCTATTGTGGATTGGCTTTCCTCCGCTACTAATCTGCCAGAACTCACCACCTGACCATTATATGTGCCTGGTGTTACAAAGTCAAGCGCAGACTCAACTGCTGCCGCAATAGCTTTAGATTCACCGTAAGATCTTGAGTAAATGAATACGTCATAAGATTCCTTAATCAAATCTCTACCTGAATCTTTCCTTAGATAGTTGTCTATAACAGATGACTCAACTGTTATGTATGGTGGCTCTTGATCCTGAACCGCATGACCAACATAAATAGCATTCCCACCGCCATTCAGTAGCGTTGTAACCCCTGCCGCATTTCTCAATATGTGAACAACAGCTTTCAAGTAGCAACCCCGTTATAAACTCCCTCTATTCTTATAAATCCTTCTCGTTTCCAAATAGCAACATCGGAAACCTCAAATGTTTCAGCACCATCGAGAATCCTCCACTTTTCATTAACACCTGACACATCTCCTGAGTATCTTATAGTGTACCTCTTCCGCCTACCAGTGTTGACTTTATTTCCATCATTAATAGTTTCATTATTTCTATTGAATGTGGGTTCACCGATAGTTGCCCAAACAGTAGCAACATCTGTATATCCATAGGTTATTTGGTTATAAGTTGCATCCCTATTCTCTGTCGGACTTTGTAGCACTATCCGTCTATCAAACTTAGCAAAGTCAACACCCCTTATCATCTGTATATCACATAAGGGTCTAACATAAACATCCAAGCCTGTCTGTAAGGCCCATACATTACGGGTCTTGTCTTCACTTGTTCAAATGTTTCTCTGTGTTCGTATAGGTCTGCAGCTATAATTAAAATAGCACTCTTTATCGCTTGTGGCACATTAGATGCTAACGCACCATATCCTGCTGTGTATTCAATCTCAATACCGTTTGGTATCTCATCCTCATTGTCGGGCCAGCCGTCTTTAGCTACTATAAGCCCAATGTCTGTTTCTAATCCCGTGTAGTAATTAGCCGAATCCCATTCCGTGTCATGTGCTGCGCTAACCGCATAATCAATACCAACCACACTTAACACCTGTCCCATAGGTAACTCAATAGTATCAGTGTTCTGATTGAATGAGTTCAGGTATAACTTCCACGTAGATGTAATAAATGTCCTTTGACAGTATTCCTCTGCTATCTGTCTTGCCGCAGTTATCATTGAGGAAATCATTGTGTCCTCATCGGTATGATCTATCCTTAGATGTGCCTTTAACTCTGTTGCTGTTATTGGCTCGGTTGTGGCATCAGTGGTTCTTACGTAGTGCATTTAATACATTCTTTTCGTTTTCCGATAATCCAATAAACAACTTACCCGTTAAGTAACTCTGCCCAGGCATCTCATCATACTTCCACAGGTTTGTTTCACTCTTTACGTCAAAAGCCAATGGTTCTTCTGTTCTAACCACTTTAGGTAAAACACCACGACTCTTTAGTACGTTTTGAGAATAATTATCCATCCCTCTATCAGCCTGATCATCCCAAAGTCTGTATTCCACATCAGACAACAATAGGTGACAATGCTTCATGTCTGCCGGATGAATCCAATATCTATTTCCTCTCTTATAGTAAACCTTTTCGTCACCATAAGATTCAGTACATTCTACCAACACCTTACACGCCTCATTTTCAAGCATGGACTTTTTGTATGCCCTACCTATTCCGAATAAGGTTGTAGATGTACATTCTTTTGATTTACCACTATTAGAATCATAGAACACGAAGTTTCCAAGTCCAATAAAATCTTCCCCTCCTTCCATTAAGTCAAGGTAGGTTTCTATTAGCTCGTCTTTTACAATATCGTCACTATTCAATTCCATCAAGTAGTCAAAGTCTTTTTTCATTGCCTCGTTAAGGCCGAAATTCTTTTTTGCTCCTAATTTGTTTCTAAACTCACAGTATTCTATACCGTACTTTTCCAAAAGAAGCCTGTTGTGTGAATCATCCTCAGGGGAAATCACACAAAAGGCATCTATATTGAATTTTTGTTTAAGCCGGAGAATACCAAGGCAATAAACCTCGGTAATCTCTGGCCTTTTCCATATTGGTGTGAAAACCAATATCTTCATACCTCTATTAGGTGTTAAGTTGTCTAACAAACTTGATAGCAGCCGCATCAACAAGTTCAGCATCGAAACGCATTGTTCCCATCCATCCAACTTGATACTTCTCAGCGAATCGCTCATCAAATCTCTGCAACTCCATTCCTCGCACCACTCTGATCCAGAACTTAGACCAATCACCGAAGAAGATTGTTCTAGCATTAGTAGACAAAGCAGAATCTAGGTCGTTATTAATGTAAACCTTGTTTCCAAGTAGTGTGTCAGGCTGTCCTGCTACGAAAGATGGTTGCCATAGGTACTGATCCGCATTAGCAGTAACGGTCAACTGTCGAATCTGAGATGCAATAGAGTCATGCATCATAAATCCTACACTTGGCCCCATTCTGTACGCCTTATCAACTGAGTGCTGAAGTTGGATGATCTCATTAGCAGTAATAGCATCGTCAGCCGCAGTAACAACACCCTGAGTAGCTGCATCCTCGAATCCTTGAACGTCAGATACACCAAGTCCTCTAGTGACCTTATTGTTGTATCTTCGTCCCATTCTTTCTCCAAGCAATTCAGCAAGTAGACCCTCGAAACCAACGCCTTCATCCTGAAGCAACTGCTTTGGAACTTGGATAAGGTCGGACGTAATAACATACGCATCCAACTGCTTAGTACCAAAGGTAAGCGCAGTAGAAGAAGTAGTAGCATCAGTATTGATTGCTAAATCCTGACCACTTTGCGCTGTATCGTTAATCGTTGGGATAGGGAAAGGATTACCACCAGAAGTGTTTATAATTCTAGCTGGCCCAGCACCAGGTGTAATACCAAATGGCCCGTAGTACAACATGGACTTAACCACCTCATCTGCGAAATCCTCAGGAATCACATAACCACCACCAGTAGTTGTAATAGTCTGTTGTGCCGCATTTCGATAATCAGAAAGAACAGCCGCCTCAACATCAGTCAAGTGCTTACCAGATGCCATCTTAATAAACGCATCCTTGTACACCTCTCTATTATCCTTCTTGCTTTGATTAGCCGCACCAGTCAAGTCCTCACCCTTCTGTGCCGCCAAATAATTATCAGCATCAATCTGCTGCTCCGTTACCTTAATTGACTTGTCTAAAGCCTGGTATTCAGCTTCCAAACGATCAAATTTATCATTAAGATCGTTATCAAATTTCCCGTCTACAAGCTGGTCTTTTATGCCTTCAATCTCTTTCCAGACTTTAGCCTTCTTGTCTACGAGCTTTTGTACATCATTTATATTGCTCATTTTAAGTTATCAATTTTTAATTTTAAAATTCTTCTTTGTATGTCGGTTGTGTCCACCGCATTTTGTGTTACTTTTTCTTCTATGTCATTAACTGTTACATCTACCTCTTTTGGTTTCTCAAAAACATTGGCAGGTAGTGAGTTAAACCCAAAGTCCTTCATTGGTTTATTGAAACTTGCCGCCATTCTAGGCGCATCCACAGTTTCGTCTATAAAGCCATATTCTTTTGCCTTCTTCCCATTCATCCATGTTTCGGCATCCATTAAGGCTGAGATAGTGGCTCTATCAAGCGTGGAATTATTCTCATAGATGTTTAATATTTGCTCCTTGATACCATCAAGAACATCCGCTTCTTTTCTTAAATCATCTGCCCCTCCTAAAGAAAAAGTCCAAGGATTATGGATCATCAGTTGTGTACCCTCTCGCATAACCTTTTTCTTTCCAGCCATTGCAATTACAGAAGATATAGATGCCGCTAATCCGTCAACTTCAACGGTTAATTTATCACGAACATCAGAAAGCATATTGTAAATTGCTATTCCGTCAAACACAGACCCACCAGGACTGTTAATCCTTAATTTAATGTTTCCAAGGTTTTTGATTTCATCAAAGTCAGACTTGAATGTAGATGCATCTATGCCCCAAATGCCTATCTCGTCATAAATAGAAATCTCGACATCACTTGTTGCCTCGTTTTTTGGAACAAGTTTCATTTTATACCAACTTTTCATTTCTCTCTATTATAAATTTTATCAGCCAACATCTGTGCAATCATTTGCTGCCCCTGCTCTGAATTATAAATACTGTCAATAAGGTCAAGTGGGACCATGTTAGACTGAATAAACAATCTATCACCTCCGTCAATTGGATTATCCCCGTTTCTTTCTCTAATTTGATTTGGTGTTTTGTAAGCGTTCTGTATTCCCGTTCTATTCTGCTCCGCCATAGCTGTTGCATCCGCCCGCAGATAAGATTCCATATCAAACTGAATATAAACACCATCCCCTAAGTCTTTTTCCAGCTTGGTGTTAAACTCCACCTCGAACTTTTCTACCATAGGTGCGATAGCATCCTTCAAGAAAGCAATGTTTAACTCTTCTAGGTTTCGGTATTGAACACCGTTTTGTAGGTCTTGAATCTTTGGTGGCGGAACACCGAACCACCTAGCTACCGTGTTGACAGAGAAGTGTCCTGTTTCAAGGAATTGAGAATCTTCGGGTGGAATTGTTAGTGGTTGATAGTCAGAGTCAAAGTCAAGTATTAAATCATTACCACCCTGTTTAGCCACTTGGTGTTTAACCCTTAACTCATCCATCTGCTTTTCACTAAGCCTGGACTTAACTTTTAGTATTCCAGATGGTTTTGCCCCTTCAGCGAAGTATTCAGAGCCATAACCACGCCTAGCCATTTCAAGGCCAATATCTTCTCTAGCTTGTGTTATAGGGCCAATGCCAACAACACTATCACCAAGGTTTGCGAAGTGCAATATCTGATCCGCACTTAATATTCTTTTTTCCTTGTCCTTATATTGTATTTCGTAGATTATCTTCTGATTAACATCAGACCCACTCTGAATAACCTTTACTTTTGATGGGTGATGTATAAAAAACCCTATTATACTACCAGCCCTTGACATTCCTTTCCTTACAGGCTCGATATAAGCGTTACCCCATAAGATGTAGTGCATTACCGCAGTTTCCTTGAACTTGTTTCCGTTCATGTACGGTTGCGGCCTGTCAAAGAATTTCTTGAGTGGATGATCTATCTTCTCTCGACCATCTTTTGTTTTCTTAAATATTTGTACAGGGAAGTAAGAGAAAGGGCCAGCATAAGCACGAACACAAGCCCATACCGCAGAGAATGTAAGTGCGGTTACTTCGTCTACATCTTTTCCGGCAGATGTTTTACCAAGCCCAAAAACATTAGCTATGTTTCCACCAGTGAGCTTAATATCAGAATTTTCCAGACTAATATTTCTATAATCTGGATTATAAAATAATGACCTACTAATTCGTTGAAACAACGCAGGTTTTTCGCTCATTCGTTAACGGTTTAGGAGAAAGGTGGATGCATCCAATAATGTTGTCCTCCTATGCCATTAAAAACGAAAACGCCTAAAATATAGACGTAACATTGTTTCGTTTGTTAAAAAAATTTAGCTAACAGCCGCTAGAAATGCATTAAAACGCATTCTAGCTTGGTGTTAGCCGCAATTAGCTAGTATTTGTTTTTTTAGTTCTTCATATTTTGCCCCGTTAAAATCATCCTCATAGAAGCATTCAAATTGCCAATCATTCGAATTAGAATTAATTACAAATATGTGGTAATCTTTCTTAACATCATCTCCAATTGATTTATCTACATTTTTTAGTTGCTCAATATCGATGTTTGGGGCTTTAATTAATATTATCGGTTTCGCCATACCGCTAACATCAGCATCTGAGGCTA